GAGTTCGTTTGGTTTCAGTGACACATCGTTAGAATTTATATCAATTCCAAAGGTGTTTCCAGAAATGGCTTCAAAAACCATATCAGCAGAAATACCTTTAGATGTTCTGCTCTTATAGTGAATTGATCCAGTAGGGTTGTTGACACCAAACAGTCCGATTCTTCTATTGGTGTGATCGATAATAATGTAGGGTGCGGATGTTGTATCTTTCAGACCAGCGGTATCACCACCATTGAAAGTTGTCACATAGTTGTTTGAACTATTGCGGAAATAGTTGATGTAAGAGCCATACTCTCTTGTATTTGATCCACCATACTTTCCATCACGCAAGTAAATACCTGCTGAGGAGCCACCCGTGATTGCAGAGTCACCACTACCACCGATGATTTGTAATGTTCCGCGTCGTGGGAAACCTGCACCTTCAAGCGTGCCGCCAATAACCACTCCACCGCTGCTGCCAACAAAGATTGTATCTCTAGTCGTGCCTTTGTAGAACATGACAGGATCAAAGGTAGATCCGGTCGCGTTGAACACAAGAATTTGACCATCCTCGTTTCCATTACCAAGATTTACCTGAGCGGTAACAGTCACATCCCCCGTGGAACCATTGACAGTTCTAACGACATTTCCATACAGAGTAGAACCAGCGAAATCAACAGTGCCACCGTTGAAAGTGACAAGACTGCCAGAGAATGTCATTCCTCCAGTAAAACTTGCATTGCCGGGAATAACAAGACCTTCAGCGGTTCCATGCGCACCAACTGGAAGTGAGAAAGAAATCTGAGCAATACCAGTTGTTTCATCAATAAAGTCAATGGTGATGCCATCACCTGCACTAATACCATAAAGTTCAATCGGGTTGACCGCGTTGATAATTTCGTTTGTTCGGTTGAACCAAACTTTGAAAGTATCGTTTGTTGTAATTCGATCAATAGTGACACCTTTGAGTGTGTCGCCTGAAAAACCCGGTGCTGGTGGATAGTTGTTTACCATAGATTAGTTCCTGCTATATGTATTACACTTTGATAACATAGTTCACTGCAACATACGGTGGGTGTTGTTCAGTTTGACCTGTGCCATCTGCCTGAACCACGAGTTCATTATCTGCATTGTAAACATCTGCTCTTGTTCTAAGAGTTTGTGTATCAGGTTGTTTATTTCTTTGATGTAATTTCTCACCACCACTACCAGTGTCGTCGTCTTGTTCAAATCCTACAAGTTGGTGAATGTGTGGAGGAACTGAGGTCGTGGGAAGTTTTACATAACCGCCTGTCAGTCCAAGAACCTTATCTGTTGGCATGACAACACCGAACACATCCTCTATGCTGTTAGGACTCATGCCGCCATTATTTGTATCAAGATAGGTATTTGTACCAACAATCGTGCGACCTCTTAGATCGGGAACACGGAAAGACACGCCACTTGTAGTATTACCATCTCCTCTTGTATATCGATCACCAATAACATTATACAAAGTTTGGTAATCCTGAACCAACAGAATCCGACCATCGCAAGGAACAAAGTCAGTGGCTAAGGAACTTGGAACATTTCCATTGCTGAAATCACCGGCAAACGGCAAGATTGTTCCAGATGGGAAAATTGCATTTGCAAGACCGAAAGAGCCAAAGCGTTTACGAATTGGAACTGCACTTATTGATTCTACAAACGGAATACTATTTGTGGATTCAGCCTCACCGGAGAAGATAACCTTCACTAAGAATTTGTTGAAGGATTTTTCTGCAAAAGTACCGGGACGCTCGCCCTCTGGAATTTCTTCTCCACCATCACCATCGGGATCAACATTTGCACTTACCTTGTACGTTGTAAAGATAAGACTGTTTACGCTTGAGGTGTTTGGCACTTGAAGGTTTGGATTGCCACCAAGGTAAAGTTGATAATATCTTGATTCCTCAATACTAGCCTCACCGACTTGTGTACCGATTGGCTTCACAAAAACAAGTGGCTTCGATCCACCACCGAAAGATCCATCAAGGAAAACAACAATATCATCAGCAGGTTGATCTTCATCTAATTCCACAATTTTTGAATAATATCGTGCAACCGCTGGTGCAGCCAAGTCACTACCAGAATCTTCTGCGATTTCGTCAACAACTTCAAATTTTTCAACGCCAGACCCAGAGGTTTCAGCGTCGTTCATAATTATTCTTGCAGACAGCAGTGAAACTCTATCAAGGTCAACAACACTACTATAATTTACAGCACCAGAAAGTGTGAATTCTAAAGAACCATTATCAACTGTGAGTTGTCCTTGTAAGTCACGCTCTTGGGTTCCATTTTCAAGCAGTGTCTCTTGACCCGAATCGTGCAACAGTTTGACTTCATTTGTAAACAAAGAGTTTGTTGATGTCAGATTTGATGTATAGAAAGAGTTTCCAACAAAACTATTATTCACAAGACCAATTGTAAACTTTGGAGTCACCGATGTGTCAAAGGTTGCATTGTGCAACTCAACACAAAGTCTGCGATCAGCGTATGGTGTATTTGTACCGTTGTTGTTGGCAAGATACAAAGGACCAAAATTATCAGCGACATCAGGTGCATTTCTTGTGCGAATAGAAATACTTGTATCGTTAGTTGCAACTGCTAATGCGTAATCTCCGGGGGGTAGGTAAACTGGAGACTCAAAGGTGACATCTGTTTTGACATCAGAGTTGTCTATGAGATTTCTTGGTGCTTCACCGGAGGGGTCAACCTCAATCGCATCATCATTAGTCGTAAGCACTGTCTCTGATAATGCAATTATTGTGGAGGATGATGGAATACCATTCAAGACGGGTCGCACAGACACATGAACAGGAGTTCCCTCGTCTGAAACTTCATCGAACCACAAACTTGCTTTTGTAAGATACATTCCGTTTGGATACGCCACGGGATCAACAGTGAATACTTGATAAATTGGATTCAAAGTGTTCAAAACTGTTGTGGAAGATGCGTTGAAAAGTTCATCAAACGATTCAAATCTTGCAGTAGCCACGTTAGACGCAACTCGTTTTACCACTGCGGGTCTAGTGAAAGCGACACCATTCAATTTTGTATCAATTGCACCCTCAGCATAGAAAAAGGCATCAGCAGATGTCGTGCATTTTGTGAGATCACCATCAACATTATCCATGACCTCGATCTTTTTTCTACCGACTGTGTAGGTATCTCTTGGCAGTGTAATTGATGTGCTTAGTGTGCCATCAGACAAAACTGAGTATCCCGCAGCAGATCCAATACTTTGACCATCTAAGAATGCGTAAACAATTGTTTTAGGTCTAAGACCAGATAAAGTAAGATCAATGGTTGTCTCAGGAATGTATGGTCTAATTGACAGGTCAACAATCTTATCATTGATACGATTTACAATTCTCTTAGAAAGAACTCTTGCGACAAAGGCAGACTTGGCATTTTCTCTGTAAACATTTTCAAGCGGGCTAACGAATTGATCAAAAGCCCTGATTGCAGGGGTGCTAAACCAGTGAAATTCCCAATCTTTCCATGTTGTTCCAAATCCGTTATTACGCCCGGAGATCACTCCATCTCTAGTGACTGTGACTTCAAGTTCCCAGTTGTTCAACGCACCATTGAAATTTGAAATCACTTTTGGTTTTCTAGATTCACTCCAATAATTTACACAATATGGAGACAGGTCAAGTTTACCATAAAAATCAACACTACCAAACTCGTTGATCGGTTCTTTACTATTGCAAACCACATTAGAGGCGAACACCGCTTCCGTGTAATCAGTAAGAATCAAGTCACCGTTTTGCGTAGTGCCTGCAAGACCCGCAAGAACTGACGTAGAATCAGTGTCGATGCCTACACTCTGTGAAACGAATGGCGGGCGAATTTGATTTCTAATTGGATCAATGGAAATATTGTAATTTGTTCGAGAAACATCAGCATTACCATGACCGATTAGTTCGTCAACGTACACACCACCGAGTGAGACTGGTGCAACATTATCGTTTGATTTTGCCCTTGAAACAGCATCATTGATAAGTTGTCTAGTGTAGTTGAATTGTGAATCGAGTTGTTGTGTTCTTTCAATTTCACCAATTTCCTTCATGGTGAATCTTTGGTTGTCAAGATACTCAATACGAATGTCTTCGGGACTATTTGCTCCAGATGGAATGTGAAGGCGATACAATTCCATGTCATTTGGAGAAACATCTGGTGGTTCAGGGAATGGGCTTGGCACACCTCGAACAATTTTGAATTCTCTATTTGTAGTGAGAATCACACTATCAATTCTAGCACCATACCCTACCGTGACAACATCACCGTCGCCGGGATCAATAATTGGATCACAGTTGCCGGGATCTGTGGGATCAAGACCATATGTGAGCGATCCACCAACACCAACAATGTCTGAAATTGTTTCGTCTGGTCTAAAATCAATATAATCTTTTAGATCAATGCCATTGAAAGTAGGAATCTGAGAATCTTTCACAGCAGAGTAACTTTCAGCAGTAAATGGTGCGTCTGCTCCCGAACGATTGAATTTTTTGTACGTCACACTAAGATTAGCATTTGCCGCAGGAGCAGTTTTGTCCGATCTTAGTCTAATCTTTGATTGCAAGTACGCCTCTGGAGTTTGCCCATCGTCCAATTCAAAACTGCCAGTGACATCATCTCCTGAGTCCGTATTTACAATGCTCGTAATACTAAACACATCAACAGCACCTAAATTAGCAAATTTTCCGACTGCATCATAAGTTGTTGCAAAGGTAATATCACCAGACAATGATTTTACCCTTTTTACATTTCTATCTGTAATTTCAACTGGGATGAAAGCAACGAAAGAACCACCTCCAAAATCTGCGCCAACATTCAATGTTAGACGAGTATTGTTAGAGTCAATCGTAAAATCAGTTGATGATACTAGTGTTGCGACCCCTCCGACTTTGACTAGAACGGTTGGTGAAAGTGTGGTGTTACCAACATTTCCCTTGAACCCATCAAACTTGATGTTTTGATCAGGAGAGAAAATTACAGCAAATCCATCGGTGCTAACAGTGCCATTGAATACTCTAAGACCCTCCAAGTTCGTGGGGTTTCTAAGTTTTTGGACACCATCACCAACTTTGAAAAGTTTATTGCTACTTCCAGAAATCACAACTCTATCATCACCTCTTACAAAACCAATGACATTTGTTGCAGGAAATGGATTATTAGGATCATCTGAAATTGAGCCGATATTTTGCGGACCAAAACCGGGTTTGAAAGAAATGTTGGAGATGAACATTCTTGGTCTACCGGAGTCACCACTTCTATAAAAAACAGAGGTGGGGTTGAACGAACCGATCACTTGATTCAAGCCATTTTCTGTTGACCAAAAATACATTTTTTTCGATCTTCGGAAAACATTATTTGTATCTGTGTCTAAGAATCTAATTTTACTTAGCGAGGAAAATTCAATATATGGTCCGAAGGGTCTATCAAACTGGCTTGTCGTTTCTTGTAGAGTTCCTGTGCTTGGATATACATCTTCAAGATCGGTTGAGGAGATAGTTTCAAATTCAAAGCCTTTGACGTATGCCCTTCCGGGTCCAAGAATAACACCAAACTTTGATGAGTCTTCGACACCGAATGTGTTAAGGTAAGTATCAACTTCACATGGGAACGGGTTTACCGTATAGTGTCCAGACTCATCATAAGTTCTTCTAGCAAGAGTTTTTTCAAGTTCTGCATAGTCTGGATACTTGATTTGCTTTGTAACTTTGTTATCGATAATGCGAACTAGTTCAACATAGTCAGAACCCGTGACCCCAACGACTTCATATCCACTTACGTTAGAACCAGTCAAACCTCTTTGATTCAATCTGAGATCAATTTTGTAACGATCAGCACCCGGAGCGTTGAAGTTGTTGAAGCCGAAGGATGGATCACGGAGACTAGAATCCTCAGCGACACTCACGGTGCTTCTATTGATATCAAATCCAACAGACACGGTGGCGTTGTTAAAATCTCTGTAAGAAGCGGTGCTACCAGAAAACACTTTGTCAAAAGATGCAAAACCCTGAGCATCATTCTGAATGAAGTATCCATCCGCGTAGTAAATACCGGAGTTCACAGAGACAAAAGTTGAAACATCTCCTGCACCGGGAGCGGTCGCCCCAGTAAGCGTGGTAAAATTAATACCAATATTTCCAGTGCCGACTGTGGTAAGAACTTGATTTTCACGATATGATCCGGGTGTCAAAAACTTGCAAAACAAGACTTGATATTTGTCATCAACACACTCACTTGACTTGTCCGCAAATCCAACAATCTTCGCATCTGTTGTAATATCACCAGATGTTCCTCTAATTGTCTGACCAACCATCAACTCTAATGTTTCATCTGTAAGTTCTGTGTCACTTGAAATTCTAACAAAGAAACCAGCAGCGGTGGTGATTTCGCCACCCAATACAACAGAGCCATTTTTGAACACATGTGAACCAAATCTTTCGATTTGATTTTGCAAAATAGTTTGTGCCTGAGATAACTCTCTGGCTTGAACGGGGAAACCGGGCTTGAACAAAACAGACAAAAATTTCTTTTGTTCATCAAAGTCGTTGTAGTAGGGGATTCCACCCATGATGCTCTGGTTGTATGCTGACATTTATGCCCCTCTTTAGAATGCAAAAATAAACTTGAAAAGTTCAGTCTGTTCTGACGTTCTTTGAATTGCCTCTCCCAGACCTTTTATGTATATCAATTCTCCGCTGTTTGGATTCAATTCTGGAGGTCTAAGAGATTGAACATCTGTAAAAATTAGATTGGTATCATCCACAGCGGTCATCACACCGTTGTCGCCATTGGCGTATCCGTAAGTCGTTCCATCACCAACTGAAACATTGGTAATATCAATATCGTAAAGATCCCCTCCTAAATCTTGAACAGAAACAAGATTTCCAGTGGTGTTTGTTGTTCTATTTGTGACAACCCCATCTAGTTTACCTTGAGTCTTGAGGTCTGTTTCAGAGCGTGCTGTAAATCTGAATGTATTTCTNAACGCAGTTTGTCCAATAGACAACTCAGTGTCACCAAATCTTGTTTGGAAGACTTTGAGTGTTCTAGCCTCCTCGACGTATGGATCGGACGATCCCTTTACTCTACTCAAAACAGTGAGAATTTCTTCATTTTGAAAAGGTTTCGACAAATCTTTTGCNATAACTTGACCAGAAATTTTTGAATTCCTGTCGAGTGTCAAAACTCCATCAAGTTCAGAAACAACTCCAGACCTATTTCCAATAACCAAATACTCTTTACTTACATCACTGAATCCAGCATCCTCAAGAGTCCTACTGGCGTTCGGTTCAGAAACCAAGACGATTGTTTTTCTAATGTCATCGTTTCCTGCAAGATCACCAGCGTTTGGTGTCCCCTCCGCAAATGTGGGATTTTTCCAGATTGCAATATTTACAAAATCATTACCAAGTGCTGTCGCCTCTGCCGCACTAGCAGCCGGATCAATTTGAACACCAACCGCTGCGTGTCGAGAGGCAAGTTCAGATGCAGCATTTTTTCCAATCGGATCGAATACGAGAGGATTGAAANTGTATGTTNCCGACAAGTCAGGTATGATCGCGGATTTGATGGTCGCACCAGCCCTCGTATATCCAGATCCATTAGCATAAACAATGACTCGATCAATTTCTTTGTTTTGACTGAGTTTCACGAATGCCTTTGCACCGCTACCATCACCCGTGATTGTTAGTTCAGGACCGATCTCGTAAAGATCACCGGGTGCTGGCACTCTATTTGATGGAAGTGATTCTGTGAGAGTGAACACTGATCCACTGATTTTTTGAATTTGACGAACGATACCAGCGGCAACACCACTGACAAATCTAATTGAGTAATTTGTGGCATCAAGACTTTCATCATATCCTGAAAGAGTAATTTTAGAAGTTACTTCGTCATTAAAAACATTAATTACAAAAGCAGCAGGGCTTTGAGGAACACCATTACCAAATTTTTCAACATCTCCTTTTGTGGAAACTGATACACCCACCACAGACCCGTCATCCTCTAGGTTTGCCTCGTACTGGACTTCATATTGGTTTTGGTTGGTATCCTCATAGGCATTTGCAATGTTTTCGTAGAAAGGTAATGTTTTGACCGGAATGTAGTTGTCATCCCGAAAAATACCAAGACTCTCTGTAGGAACCGTATACAAAAATTTCCACGCGAAGCCATCGGTCAATTCAAGGATATCTGTGCTAGTGCCATTCGGCTCNATATTTGATCCATTGTTGTTTTGATTATTGTTTAGACAAACATAAACATTTTGAGATGTTGGGCTGTAAACGTAAAAAGGATTTGTGAACCCTGAAACATCAACAGTGTCAGAGATCGCATCCATAGAAATGCCCTCTGTCCAATCGTATCTTGGCAGGAGGAGTGATGCTGAGTTTTGGTCAATCCGTTTCGACAAAAGAATGTTTTTGCGAACGGCTAACTCATTACGCTCAGTTCGAGCATCAGATGTGGCTGCGTCAATACCCGACAGACAAAGGTAATACTTGTCCTCAGAGAAAGATGTAAATTGATCAACAAATGCTTTTGCAATTTGTGTCTTGAAATAGTGATCGTATGTTACTCCGGGCATGTGAACTCCAATATTTTATTTAGTCNGGTACAGGAACTTTCAATTGTGAAAAGAAGTCATCGAGGCGAATATCTTCAAAGGCGACAGTCGTAATTTCATTGCCTGTGGCGGCTTCTGGAATCGGCGCACCAGCAGATGCACCTAAGACATCAAATGTTCCACTCGTTGTGCCAGAAGCATTTTCAAAACTTGCCGGTACTGGGTTGCCTTTGATGTCCACCTGAGATGTAAACAATCCATTGATGACATCGATGGTGATTACGTTTACATTAGATCCTTGAAGCGATCCTGCTCTGTCACTAAATGATGGAAGTTTGCCTCCTTTGATCAGCGAAGTTCCAGTNTTTGATGCTCCGTGTCCTGATGGTGCGTCAATTCCAGCACATGGCGACTGATCAAAAGGCACGGTCGCAATGGCGATAACTTCACCGACTGCTGTGGTGGCATTAGGAATAGTTTGTGTGACTGTATCTCCAACGGCAAGATCGCTGACCGAAGAACTTGCTGAGGTCACTAGCATTCTTCTTTGTCTACGAGACACCCTACCGATTGAGTCAAATTCAAATCCTGATCTAACCTTGTCCAGTTGTGCATCAGTTGATCTACCGACTGACATCAAGTTTCTTGGGTGTCTAAAGACAATGTATCCACCGTTTGGATCTGTGCCAAAAGTNATGCTGTCTGTTGCACGCATTTTTGGTTGGAAGGCAGGTGCAGGCTCATATCCAAACACTCTATCTGACTCTCTAAAATTGTTGAGCAAAAGTTCTGGAGATACATCTTCATCACCACCATAAACACCATTTCCAAGTGGTGCATTTTCATCNGTAAACGGAAGTTTTAGATCAACAGCCTCAGCCGCTCCAGTGCCACTTGTTGTTCCAAAATTAGCAGGCGTGATACCACCAAAGCCAGAGGGGTAGTAGTCAACAAAGGTTCCCACTTTGAGTGAGCCACCGGGATTGACAGTATCACCACGAAGATCACCAGTTGTAGAAAAGGCATATGCAAGATAGTTTCCAATTTTTGGTGTGAGTCCTTGGAAGGCTCGTTCTCCAGCCGGTGAAATACTTTCACTCGAAGTGAATCCTTCAAGACTCAGCCCTTCATTGAAAACATACTCCGCAAGCATCATGCTACCAGCGGGGTGAAACACCTTTTTGACAATGCCAGCATAATCACTCAAAGCCTTTTCTGTGCGGATTTTGTAGGCGTACTCTTGATAATTGAAATTATTTTGTATTCTTGACGATCCAGATAGTGTTGATTTGTCTGATGAAAAAAGAACTTCCTCTGATACTTCACCACGACCTCCAACAATTTCAAGGGATGCCCCCGATCCCTTTGGTGTTTGAATACTTACTGAGTAATCACTTTCTGTCGTAAAAATTCTAACAGGCTTTCCAAGAGGTTTTGATATTGATTGAATTTGACCCAAGGAGGACACATCATCAATAACAAGTTTGGCTATGATTTTATTTTTGCTGTCACGAATAAGAACAGTCTCACCAATACTAAAATCTAATCCATCTTGTGTCACGCCATTGATTAGTCTTGGTTTNACCTCTTTCANAAGGTTGAAAACATTTTCTCTACGACTACGAAGATCATTTTTTCTAAACTCAACAGGCAAATTTGGCTTGAACTCTCCGACTCTGCCTTTTAGGACCACATCCGCATAATCCGCCTTTGTCGCAGCATCAACTTTGAAAATAATATTATCAATAAATGCGGTTGCATTTATAATTGACCGTTGGTCATCTAAGTTTTCACTTTGAATTACTTGTCCACCAATAAAATCTAAAAGACCCTCGCCTCTAGTCCTACTTGTAATAATAGAAACTGAATTTGTGTAATCAGAATCACCGATGGTGAAAATTTGATCTCGTGGAAAATCAACATCAACTGTCTTGTTGTATAAAACTCTAAAAAGTAAATCAAGGGATCTTGGATTACCTTTTTCCCCATAGTAGTCTTTGATATTTTTGATAAGACTTTTTTGATCAACGTCTACATGCAACTCATCGGGAAATCTATAAAGGTAGGTTTGTTTGAAAAACTTCAAAAATCCATTGAGAGTTTTATCAAGGTCTGTATACGTTGACACACGAACCGCCTCGGCTCTTGTGTTGCCTTGAATTTCAGTATACTCAAGGTACGCTTTCAGAAATGAAACAAATAGCGGATTGTCCTCCACGACAAAATCTGGAAGAACCTGTTTGAGTAGTGTTGAAAATCTTTCGTCAACAGATAGTGGATCTGTCGAACCAAACGTGGGTTCGCTAAACGGCTGAAAAGGAAGTAGNAATGAACCACCATATGGCATTAGTAACCTCCACCACCACTACTAGGTGTTGACGGTGTGCTAACGCTCGACCCACCACCTGTGCTTCTTGTGTCTGAGACTGTGGGTGTTGTGGTTGTGTTTGTTGATGCAAGGTTCACGGAGATGGATGATGTGCCTACAAAGTCAGATCCAGCGGAGGAAGCGACAACTCTCCTATCGGGTCTGTCATCTGCAAAAGTTGTAACCAACGCTCTTTGGTTATCATTTACATCTTGAAGCAAAATAAATCGTTCGCTTGAAATGATCCTATTTCCTGTAATTTCAGCATACACACTAATAGATCCAGTGAATGATCTCAGAGTTGCAGAAGTAATTCTTACAATACCGTTTTGATAATCAACTGTTCCAAATTTTTCAATCAATANGACCTTTTCACCACCGATCATCTCATACAAAACAATGTTACCAAAACCATCGTCCTCAAGAAAAACGCTTGTAGTGCTGCCATCAGTATTCACATATCCGAAGTTATTACTGCTAANCACCGGCTTGTGACCATCATGTGGGTGAGAAATAGCATTTTTGAATTTGATCTCATAATTTGAGTTTGAATCCACTGGTTGAAAACGATACTCAAGGTTTGGAGTAATCACCATTGACTCTATTTCTGGCAAAGCATCAAGTATAGTTTTTTGCATTCTAGAGATAGAAAGAACAGAAAAGAAGTCAGCGGTGTTGTCTTCAAAGTAATCTGATATCGTTGATCTTACAGAGGCTTGAATACTTGCGTCATTCAATACGGTCTGACTAGGATCAAAAACAACACTTGCAGAATATCTAAAGTAAAGTGGGATTGTGTCAACGACTTTTGGTGCGACACTAACTGAACAACGCTTCGACAAGAAATTTTCGATAGAGGTTTTTATTGAGTCAGTAACAATGGAAGCATTGTTTGGTTTTAGTGCGATCAAAACTCTACCAAACTCAGGCGGATCGGCATTTTCACCACCGTAGACATAAACAGACTTGAATCCAGAAAAATTGTTTGTAATCAAAGCCTCAAAGTCTGANGCAGTGACAGCACGGTTTTGTGAAGCGAATGCTTTTGGNGCGTTGTAACGAATACTTGAAATTGTTTCAACGTCTGATCCACCAGAGGCAATGCTCACCACATCGACANTTGAGTTGGGAGAGTTGTATGTAAAAACCCTATTTGTTGGTGAGTCGTTGACACCTATGCCGTTTACAACAGCACCATTTGTTTTCAAATATGAAACGGTGATATAATTACCCGCGTNGAGTTTTCTTCCAGTAACCCCATCACCAAAGTAAATTGAAAATACACCATCATAATCCTCTTCAACAAAGTAAGCGTTTGTTGTAGATGTAATAATATTGTAGTTGTTGCCTTCACTCCATACATCATCGACACCAGAGTTGTCAGAGACAGAAGTGAAAACTTGCACCTTTAGAGTTTTCGTGTCAATGTCTTTATCGGGTAATCTAAATTTGTTGCTTGTTTCCCCTGACGGAACAACGAAAGAAAAACTTCTAATTGTTCCTTCTTGAATCACAAGATTTTCAATTTTCTTTCCCTCACCCTCACCTTCTTGTAGGAGTGCAGGTTCGGTATTCGTGAAGTTGTAAGTCCGATTTCCAGCCCGTGCCTTGAAGAGACTACCACGGGGAAGTGTGTTCGTTCTAACAGCAGGGAGGTTGGCNTTTACCACCGCAGTCGCCGCAGTTTTCGATCTGGGGGTGTACCCTAAAGATTTGGCGTGTGATACGACCGACGATCTCTTCACTGCCGTATCAAGAAACAACTCGTTGGCAATCAAGTTATTGTAGATGCCTTGATAATGTGTAAAATATGAGAGAACATCAAGAAGAACAGTTAGACCAGACCCCTCAAAATTGTAGTCAGAAAATTCAGACTGATTTTTGAGAAAAGACTGGATGTTAGCCTTGAGAGTATTGAAATCTAATTCGTTTACTTGAAGTGATTGTCTTTCTGTTGACATTATCTGACCCTTTCAAGGTTGACACTGATTTTGATTGGCTGTGGGGAGTTGATTGGAGTGAACTTGATAGTGACACTGAAAGCATTTCTATCCAATTCAGGCACGACATTTACCTCATTCAAATAAACTCTAGGTTCATTTTCAACAATCGCCTTTTCTACAAAGACTTTCAATTTCAACGCTGAGATAGGATTTACATTTTCAAATAATTGTGCGGTCACGTTTCCGCCAAAAGTTGGTTTGAACGGCTTTTCTAAAAAATTGTAAAGAACAATGTTTCGCACAGATCGTTTGATAGCCTCATTATCACGCAGGATGTTTACGTCCTTTGAAATAGGGTTGAGGGTAAAGTCAAGATCGAGGTCTGAAAAGCGGCTCATATGTTATATCTATGAAAGATTTAGTAAACCTTTGAGGTCTGGTTTTGCAATTTGTCCTAATAGTTTTTGACTGAAACAAGGATCTTCCATCATTGTCAAGACGGAAAACCCAAGAGATGTTTTTGAAATGTAGTCCAAAGCGGCAAAATAAGTCGCATTGTCGGATTCTATGAGATTTTCAATACTCACTTGCAAATCCAGAACATCACGACCAAGTTGCAAAAGATTATCAACTTGTTCCGCTTTGAACCCAGTAAGATTCAATCTTCCATCCTCTGTTGTAGGGAATTCGTCTAAGAAACCACGAATGTTTCCGTTGATCAAAGAATTGACAGAATCATACAAGGCTTGTCCGGGTCCAAGAATACTTCCAAAGAATGGTGAGTAGTGGTCAACCAATACCTCACCAATGTTCCCAGAGTCCAAAGCATTTTTTACATTATTATAATTTTGTGCAATGGCTTGAAGACCAGTCAATCCGGGCAAATCACCAATACTTCCGCCTGCCTCAAAGCCCTCTTTGTAATTGCTCATCCCAGATAGTCTATAAGCATGACTTTGAAAATTATCTGATACCTCTCTAATAATTACAAGTTTTTCTGAGAGATACTCCGAAACAGTGACGGGTCTTGGAACACCAAAGTCATCGAGGGTTGTCAAAGCAGGTTGCCCATTTGCTAAAAGCAATGGTGCGTCAAAAGAGTTTGCAAGTTCACCTATCATTGTTCCTGCACCTTCGATAACACCATTTACTGCACCCTCGACAGGGCTACGAAATGCTTCACCTGTGATCACATTTCGTAAAGTGTTTAGTGTGGACTCAGGCAAAGGCAGCGGTGGTTGATCACAACCGCTAGTATTGAAAAGATCCAAATTGATAAGTTGACCCTGACCAACATAGTCCTCAGTTGGACCAACTTCTGTTTCATTATCATCAAAATCATCTAAGTCCTCTGGATCAGAGATCACTCCCGTAAGAGGATCGTACGCTGAAACACCGAGTTCATTTGTTCTTAGGTAAAGGTTAGTATCTAATTCCAATCTTTGAATATTAGACACCATGTTATTGAATTGATCTAGTGTAAGAAAAGATGATTCTAGAGGTGGAAAATCTAAATTTTCATAACTTACCGTGTGTAAAAAATCCAAATCAAAGAAAGCATCTACACCACCCATCAAGGATGATGGCGGTGGGTCTATCCCGTTGGTGATACCGTCGTTGTTGTAATCACCAAGAGGATCGTATCCGGGTGCTGTTGTTGGCTCGGACGTAAACGACTGTTGGTAAATACCAGTTATTTGCAGGGGTTGTATTTCTTGTACCTGCTGCATGATGTTTGGGAAATCTGGATCTCCCTGTTCTAGAACCTCATCATTTTCATAAATTAGCGGCAAAAAGAGTTGACCAATACCAATATCGATGTCGTCAAAAGTAGTGGCAAATGTTTCTGGTTCGGTGGAACCCTCTGGAATTGGTAAACTCCACCCCTTGATGTAAGGAGCCTCACGATTAGTGTATAGCAAAAAATTTCTGATACCGGCTGTAGTTTCAACCACCAAAGATGGGAATCCATCCGTGTCATAAATGCCGAACATATTTACAGCGATTTTGCAGTTTGGAAACGCAACTTTGAAATTTCTTGCCCTAAATGAAACAGCCTGTAAAAAAACAAGGGCTGCGGAAGAAATTGCATATTCATTAATATCAGTGTTTGCTCTATTTGTGCCAAAAATAGATGAAAAAATCATCGATGGTGAAGCCACCCGTCCATCTAGATTGCTAAGATTTGGATCAAGTGTAGAATAATCACTCACAACCGTATTGAAATCTAAAATAATTGTTTTGTCCTGCACGGCTTCCACGCCACCTAGAATATTTGCATTGACATAATCGATCAGATTGGTTGCATATGAATTGAAATCAATCGCAGCATTCCTCCATGTGAGCAAATCTGGATAAGAAGTGACACCTTCAACAGAGTTTGTGCTGATGACGATAGCCTCGTCTGCTAAAGCCTCTCCGCCGTTTTCCGTAATGATTGGACAAATAACTTCATAGTCAATATCAGGAGTTGTCAAAAAGTTTTCAGAAACCGCTGTGTATAGATTTGTTGTCATGTTATACCTCCACCCAATACGAGCCGCTCACCAAACTCATAAACACATACAAACGTCCATGTTTTTGGTCAAACCATAGATCACCGTTTTCCGCTGCTCTTGGTCGCTGAACACTCATATAAGGCACTGTGCCTTTATTTGTTNTATTAGAAAATCCTCTGGTCAAATTTGGTCTTTCGTACGGTGCTGTTGAAACAACATTCAATGGTTTTTTCGCATTGACGTAAGAGAATAGTTGCATTTCATTTTGTTTTAGTTTTTCAATGTCCTCAACAGAAGCATTTCTAACTTGAATGGGATAAGCAAAGGGTCTGATGTTTTGATTTTGGTCATACGTCGCACGCATCACATCAATTTTTTCATCAGTCAGTTCTGGATGTGCATTTTTCATATTTCCATTTGACAATGGAGTTTGAAAGTTGTGTAAAGTATTACCCGGAGTGATCATTTGAACAAAATGATACCTTGCTGTTTGGCTTGACGGATAAGATCCTCTGTCNCCTGCATCGTTTGTAAAGTTTTCTGAGTACGCTCGCTCCTCTGCGAAAATAGTAAAAACAACGCCCTTGCTTTCAAGGTATGAAAAATAAGTAGTTGATTCTTCTGACACCGGGCTTCGCTCAGAATCTTTGTAAAATTTGCTGTTGATTTGTAATGCCAAAGACTCTTGAGTTACATTAGTTTTTTCTGAAACAGAAGTATCTGTAATGTAGGTTGGTCTTGAAACAAATTTTTCTTGTGCATTTGTAATAACCTCTCCGGTTCCCGTGTCCGTTTGTTGTTGTGGAACTGGATCACTGACAGGAGCCACGGGGGGTGTAGGAGTCGTTGGTGTTCTTCTTGGTGGGGTGTAATTATTATGGTATGACATCATGCACCTATGTTTACATTAGAAGAGTAAGTAGAAATTGAGTGACCACATGATCCAACATCACCCGCTTTTGAAAGTCCGATCCCCCCACTAAAAACGCTGTTGGATGATGACACAATAACAGGAGCCGAGTGGGGAGGGTCACCATGACCGGCGATTTTTGAATTTAGGGTGGCAGGATCAAGACCATTTATTTTTACATTTACAGCGTTAGAAGTCGTGATGCTTCCTCCGCACAAATCTGTAACTCGTCCTGCTGGATTACCCATGTTAGTTTAGATCAATAGGGCTACCACTGACCTTGACGTTCGCTCCTTTCAAAAATAATTGCCCGTCTGCGACAATATCAATATTTCCTTTTGCATTCATATCAATATTTTGATCCACCACTATGTTTGCATTTCCACCAACTGAAATATTTGAATCTCCATCAATGTCAATATTTACAGTGCCTTGAATATGAACATTATTGTCACGAACAACCACACTGTAGTTATCCCCAACAATCTTGTTGACTCTGCTACCGTCTGGATGAATCTCTTCAAAAGTCCCTGCACGATGGTATGTGTGAAGTCTCTCCGATCCCGGCGTGTCATCCACCTCACGGATGTGTCCGGTTTCTGACTGGAAGACTTTATTGGTCGGATACTGGGCGTTGTAGGGTGTCTCAGGCTCAGTAAGGGTTTCTTTTGATCCACCCCCACTCGGAACACTCATCTCATCAAGATTCTCCCTTTTCGACTCTACAATCGTGTTCTCGACTTCGCCTCTTGCAAGTCTGTTTGTATCTGGCTCGTTCAACAAATCTTGTAGAGGGTATGTCCCACTCGGATCATTGAAGCCCTCTTGAGCGTTGGCTTCGGAGGTTGGCATTGAAGCAATCGTGCCAAAGTATACAGGCTGTTGAGCGTCAACCCCATCACGAAAAAACCCAACAACCCATGTGCCGGTCACCGGACCTAATGGAGTGTCACCGATACCAGTGACAGAGGCAGACGTAATCGGAGTGATGGGTGTCGCCCAAGGCAAGTCTCCGGTTGGCAAATCTTGTTTATTTTCTGTATGGTAGCCGAGGCAACGAATTTTCACACGACCCATTTGTAGAGGATCATCGCGGTCTTCGATCACACCCTGAAACCAGCAAAATTTTTCATTATTCATTGTTCCTCCGAAAAGTTCTGAGATGTTGGGACTGGCTCGCCTCTAAAATTTCTGACCAATTCAAGTGAGGTTTTGTATTCATCACTTTTGTCTGCTTTCAGATAAATTCTGTGGTGCAAACCCTTGATAAGATATTTAGTGCTTTCTTGTGGATTGCTCTCTCCCTCGTTTTCAACTTCGGTGTTTGTGTCATCTTTCATAATTTGCAGAGAAACAGTTTGCCCTGCCTCAAGTTTTGAGTTTCCAGAAATCTCAATGGATCGTTGTGTGTCATTGTGCAACGCATGATTTATTTTTTTGAAACGGTTCACAGAAAAGTTGTCATTATAGCCCTCGTCGTATCTTGAGGTGCAATCGTTGACCATTTCAATATCAGACTGAGAGTAAGACTCAGTTTCGTTTGCTGACACAATTGGCTTCATCGTATCTGATTCAAGTCTGGGAACAAATGAATCAGTGATGTAAGAAGTATTGAATGTTTGTATATCTTTTCTTGTAATATCAAAAAGAATTTCTTTTGATGAGAAACCACCGCTTAGAATTTGTTTCGGTCTGTCAAACTCTTTACCGTAAGAAAGACTTCTTGCAACGTGCGTCGAGTATGTCAGGTCGTCCATTTCGGAGTTTGGTCTGTTGACCTTGGTATTAGTAAAAAAGTCAACCTCTGGCTGCAAATACAACTCAGACAAATTTTTGAATTTGAAGCCGGACAGGGTTTCATAAAAAACATATCCAGTGTCCACACCATCTGGATCTTTGTAACTCAAATTACAAAGTTGATTGATCATTTCAGATGGACGTTTGTACGGAAACGCATACTGATACACACCGTTTGTTTCATCAGCATCCAACACAGCACCGTTGTATTCCTCAGCAACAATGTCACTTGCAATTCTCGCATTTGTTCCTTTGAATGATTTGCTAAACTTGCGAGTCAAGTCATAGTACCCCGCCAAAGAAATAAGTCGTAGTGTGGCAATTGAAACTCGTTTTGTTTTGTCACTCAACTTACTAGCCTGACCACATACGCGAAGTGTGATTGTTTTTACTTCTGGATCAAGAGGTGAGCGAAATGTGATAGTGACAAACTCACGACCAATGACAGGAAACTTTCGTAAAAATCCTGTGCCGTCAATAAATGTCATCGTTCCTGTAATGAAAGGTGAAAAAATATTCTCATAGAAACCAATGGAAGAAACTGCACTAGCGATAGGAATCTCTCCACCACCTGCCGCAGATGACATGGTTATGTTTTCGATGATGACATCGTTTTCTTTGATAACATAATCTCTGTCGTTAGTTTGCATATTACGCCTTGATCAGTTGCCTGAATGACCTCGTGATAGATTGAACGATATTTTTATTTGGGATCTTGATTTGAGATTTGTCGTTGTTCAAGTTGAATTCGTGCCTTGCATTGGAAACTGAATAAGTTTCATCTCCATTGTAAATGTATGAATACAAAATCGTATCTTCAAAGGTGGTTCCGTTGTCGTGAATTTTTGTTTGAACACCTTCGGATGTTGGCGGTGTTGCCAGTGGGTCAAGAACCACTCCAGATGTAGTACCCGTATATTGTTCAAAATGATGAACGGCTTCTCTACCATCGACCGCTCTCACCACATCCGCTCTCCAAGGATCAAGAAACCATTTTCTTCTTGCAACTGTCTGACCTGCCTCAAAAAATCCCAGTTGATCTACGAGTTCAATCTTAGATAGTGAGTAATTTTCTCTTGCAACTCTACCAATCAAAGTTTCTGAATTGAAACGCTCAACTGTTGTGCCTGATTTGTTGTTTGGATAAGTGACCGGATCGTGTCTGTTTGTCGTAATCGAATCTCCCAAATCAAGGGATGTCGTTGAGAAAAAAGGCACATCGTCGCCTCCGTTGGGTTTCAAAAATAGAGCCTGACCAGAGTATTTTTTATCGATGTATTCTTGCAATGAATTAATTGACAGGGGAAAGGAGTAATTTGGATCAAAAGCCTGATTGTAAAGAACTAGAATCCAATGTAGTTCAGGATCATCAAAAAACTTCTGTGCCATCGCATCTGGTGTTTCTCCGTCCTTGATTGTATAGTAGGAGTAATTTGATTCATTGAAAAAAGACTCATCGGTAAAAATCACTCGACGTAAAATGTCTTTGACTTGTGCCAAAGAGCCATCTTTGTGAACATAATTGATAGTGGGAAACTCATTGAAATACGCCATTAGAAACCTGCCAATACTAATTGTCTGTTGAGGATGATCGCTTGATCGAATGTAAGTTGCATGTTGACTTGTGTGGGTACACCGTCGTGGAAGAATGCTGACCTATCGTTAGGTGCATACGCTAGTGAAATATTTTTCAAAAAACATCTACCGATTTTAGGAAGATTCACATTCTCAACGTATCCACTCGGACCTTCACCCCTTGCAAAAGCGTTGGCATCGTCGGGTGCGTGCATAAATGTGATATCAAATTCGTGTGGTGACAGAAGCATTTGCCCAGACACAGATAACTCAGGAAGAGCATGGTATCTAAACGCTTCAATGATGTTTAGCATTTGAATTGATTCGGTTTGTGATCGTGGTGCAAAACTGAAAGCCATTTCAAAGGACTTGCGATTGACCCCCTTGAACAAAGCCTCTTGTCTTGGGTTCTCCGCGAAGCCAAGTCTTGCTTGGAAGAATGTGTTGAGATCATCCTCACCGACACCCGGAACCGCACCAGCGATTGCCGACAACTTGCCAACACCGAGTAGTTTGAGTTTATCAACACCGGCTCCGATGTTTCCTGAAATCGCTTCGTTGATCGCGTTGAAAGCACCGGCACTCTTATCTTCGTATTCAACTTGATCTGCAAAGTTCAGACCAGCGGGGACATACATGAAAATTTGATCCTCTAACTGTTCCGTTGCCTTTGACAGTCTGACATCGGATGCAATCTTTTCTACAACCCCTTGATTGAAAGCCGCTTGTTCTGCGTTTGAAAGATCCCCGTATCCCTCCAACTCACCAGACACAGAGTTTCTTTGAACTCCGTTTTGCCCACCGATGATACCTCCAAAATTTCCATAGGTCGTATAGGATGCTTTTTCTCCAGACACAGCAGCAGACGGACCCTCATCAAGTAATTTAGATGTATTGATTGTGAACCCAGATTCTTGATTGCCTTCCCTATCAACAATGCCAGCACCAAAATTGTAACTACCACTTTCGTCCTTCTTCAAAGACAAAGATGCACGTTGACTTTTACGCTTGAAAGTCTTGAACCAAACAAGAGTGTGTTGACGATTCTGAAATTGACTTGATGTAAGATCGGCAGGATATACAAGTTCGTCAGTAAATTTATAAAGATTTGGAAGTCTACCTTTTGATCTGTTTGAAAAGTATTCATTTTGACCAATACCCACATCACCAATAGTTTCCGCTACATTTTGAAGCGGGTCAACTTGTGGAAATGAGGTGTTGTTTGCGAGCCTTTCTTGGATGGCTGCTTGATCCTGCTCGTCGTAAATTGGCTCTTCTGACATCTAAGGGGTTCTCCTACATAATATGTATGGCGTACCGTGGTAAGTTCCAACCAAAGAATCCATCAAAGTATTTGGGTGATCCTACAAAAATTACCTATCGATCTTTGTGGGAAAGAAAATGTATGCTCATTTTTGATGACAATCCAAATGTCATCCGGTGGGCATCAGAGGAGATAGCGATTCCATACTTTTCTCCGGTTGACAAGAGAAGACACAAGTATTACCCAGACTTCATTACTGAGGTCAAAAACAAAGAGGGTGAGATTGAAACTTTGATGATTGAGGTGAAGCCTGCAAAGCAAACCAAAACACCAAAGAAGCCAAAACGTGTCACTCAAAGATTTTTGAATGAGGCAAACACATATTTGGTGAACCAAGCAAAATGGGAGGCAGCATCGGCAGTGTGTAGAGAAAAAGGCTGGAAGTTCAAAATCTTGACGGAGAAAGAAATCTATGGCAAGTAATTTTGAAAGAGTGTCTGATCGAATCGCAGAAATTATCGAGGAATCTAGTGATATCAGCATCACTCCAGAAACCATAAAGATTGTGCGACCTACCAGCATTCGTAAGGGTATTATGAGTGAGGGTAGAGTTTTTCTTTTCCCATATCGCAACCCAGCAACGAGAGACAAACTCAAATACTTTCACATGTTTCCCGGCATCTATACACTAAGCGTAGAGCCTAAAACAATCACGGGTGTGAATCTGTTCTACCTACCACAAAGATTTAGAAAGTTTTTTCTGAGTCGAGTCGAAGACAGGATTACCTCAGATGGGCGGTCGCTGTTTCGTTACGAATTGCTCAAAGAAAAGAAATATTTGAGGGCTATCATGTCACCGGCTATCAAGCAGTATCGAATCAATCGCATGGGTCCGACAGCCTTACAGATAAGCCCAGAACTATGGGGTGAGTTATTCACTGGAGACGCTGCCGACATTCTGGACAGGACTTGGATGAAGTCAGGCAAAAATCGAGTTTACCTTGATTCATTCAGAAAAATTATTTCTGCATTCCTAGATACTTATGATGACGAGGAAGAATAATGGGTCCACTAAGTATTGAGCAACTAAAAACTTCACTTGACAGAGGCGGGTTTCAGCGGTCACATTTGTACGATGTGTTCATCGCAAAAGGATTTGGCGATCACATGTTCAATCAAGCGTTGGATGCCGCTGGTTTTGACCCTAATACATTTCTTTTTGATAACGAATTGAGTGTAAGAACAAAAACAGTGGCTTTACCCACACAAACCATTGCCACCAATCCTATCAAAGTCAATGGTATGGATTATGAACATCCATATCAAATGAACTATGAGGGTGATATATCTTTTACATTCATACTCGATGAGGGGTCAAAACTTCGTGATGTTTTTGTAAACTGGATGAACAATATTTACTCTTCACGGGGCAAGTATGCCTATCGACCACAGTACGCCACAAAAATTCAAATCCGAATGTTGAACTCCATCGGACAACCAAAGGCGGCATACAACATCGAAGAGGCATTTCCCAAAACTATTTCTCAAACTGAATTGAGTGGTGAGACACCGGGACTCTCTGATTTCACCGTGACCTTTTCCTACCGTTATTTCAATAAAACAAATGAACTCTAATTGAAAGGATAAATTATGTCTTTACCATTTGTGCTAACACCTGAACATGAAGCGACTCTACCATCTGGCTTGAGAGTCACCTACCGACCCTTTCTTGTAAAAGAAGAAAAGGTCATGCTCACGATCAAAGAGTCAAAAGACTCCCGTGAAATTTTGCGATGTATGAAAAAAGTGGTTGAAAGTTGCCTGATTAGTGGGGCAGAGCCATCCGATCTTTCTTACAATGACATGGAACACCTCTTCATCTTGATGCGATGTCGATCAGTGGGTGAAGGTGTCGATATGAGACACACATGCAAGTCGTGTGGAAAAGACTCTGATATCAAGATTGACATTTCAAATATTGGTTTGTCAAAAGAGATGCCAGCAGAAAGCACGGTCATGCTCACGGAGACTGTCGGTGTTACTGTGACACCCATCAAAATTGAGGGCATGATGAAAATTGTAAATGTTGTGGACAAAGACCCCCTGAGCGTGCTTGAGTACGTTGTAGAAAATGTTTTCAACGACCAGCAAGTTTATAAGTTTTCTGACATGGAGTCAAAAGAACAGAAAGAGTTTGTTGAATCTTTGTCTTTGGGGCAGGTTCAAAAAATTATGGATAAAATTGAAGAGTTTCCAAGAGTTTGTATCACTACAACTGCAACTTGTTTGCACTGTGGGGCAACTGAGGAACTCAAGATTGAGGGAATGGAGAATTTTTTTACATAAGTATGGGGCATGATACTTTATCAGGTCACATCCATACAAATTATCACCTGATGGTCGATGCGAATATGAGCCTCGATACAATAAATAACATGATGCCGTGGGAAAGAATTGTTTATGTGAATCTTTATATTGAAAGTTTGAAGAAGAAAAAAGAAGAACACGAAAAACAAAGGGCAATGGCAAGACATGGATGAAGGATTCAAAGAGGTAGTTGAAGCGTTGGTGAATCAAACNACCACCGACGAACGACCAGAGGATGAAATCTCTGGTGCTATCTCATCCGCCATCCGTGACACNATCTTGAAGCCAGTTCAAACTCTGGCAAGCAAAAAAGAGGGTGTTCCTGCAATCGTCAATATGATGCAAATTAGTCTTTTNCCTGTTCTTCAAGACATCGCTGAAAGTCTTGCCCCTCCATCTAAAGAAGAGAGAGAAGAGCAAGCCAACATGATCGCAAGAGCGATCTCCAGCATGGGTGGTCCCACAGCGGGAGACACTGAATCGCCTGACGTTGGCGGCGGTGGTGGTGGTGGTCTTCTTGGATTCTTTTCTAAAATGGGTGGTGCTGTCGGTAAGGGCATTCAAGCACTATTTACTGGATTAGGCGAGGGTTTAGCAGCCATCGGTAGTGTGAAGTCACTGCTTGCTGTTGCCGCACTCGCCGGTCTTGGACTTACACTTAGTAAAATTTTTATCCCTGCAATCAAAGATTTTGCATCAGTTGATTTTGATGGGGTCGTGAATGGCGGCATCGCACTTGTGGCGTTCAGTGGAGCCTTGTTCTTGATTGGCAAACAGTTTGGAACATTCATCAAGGGAACAATTGCTTTAGCAGCATCCTCAGCAGCCCTTTTTGCCTTTGTTGTGGTGATGAAGAAATTTACTGGACTTGACTTCAAATCAATTGGTGTTGGAGCAGCGGCACTTGCTGGTCTTATCGTTGCTGTCAAAGTTGCAGGAGCGGCATTCTCACAGACGATGAAAGGTGCTTTAGCAATTGCAGCCATCGGAGCATCGATCATTCCTCTTGCCAAAGGTTTACAAATGCTCAAAGGTGTTAATTTCAAGACTGTCGGTGTCTTGGCTGCAACCCTCACTACGCTTGGTGTCGCTGTTGGTGCTTTGATCGCAGTCATCATGTCGGGAATCGGTGGAGTTGCACTCGCTGGTGCAATCGCGGCACTTGCTGGGATTGGTGTGGCACTCATACCTCTCGCAGAGGCAATGGATACGTTTGGTGAGGCAAGTGAAAAGTTTGTGCCAATCGTAGAAACTTTTGGTAATGTAATCAATACAACTTTGAAAACAGCGGGGTCTGTAATTACAGGGATCATAGAGGGTCTTGGTGGTCAGGTTGAATCACTTTTGGTGGCGATTGTTGATTTTTCCAATAACGTAAACGTAGAAAATCTTTTGGCTGGTGCTGCTGCATCCACCAAACTCGCAGCGGCAATCTCTCTGATGCTTGGTAGTTCAGCCTTGGCAGGCATTCTTGATCTTGGCACAAGTATTATTGGTAGCATTTTTGGTGAAGACCCAGAATCATCAATGGATAGATTGGTCCGGTTGACAGAGGCTCTCGGTGCATTTGCAGCGGTGGCTCCGAATCTTGCTCAATCCGGTGGGCAACTTTTTGCTCTTGGACAAGCAATCAAAAATCTTTTCGCTCTTGATATTGGTCAGGCAAGTTCGGCTAACTTCTTGAATGGAGTCAACAGTGCCATTATGGGATTCGTTCAACTAAAGGATCAGGTTCTTGATCAAATCGATGACCGCACTGCCACAAGAGGTGCGGCACTTCGGGCTGCACAGTTAGAGCAAGGAACCGCAGCGGTTCTCGCAGCCGACGTTGCCGCAGGTGTCGCCCCGCCAGCACCGCCTGTCATTCTACAAAATAATTCTGCTCCTGTTGCAAATAATTTTGCATTGGAGTCAACACTCAGTCCGACAACATCTGATCTTGAATTGATGCAGATGCTTGGATACGGCTCAGTCTTATCATAACAAAAAACCCCCGCCGAAGCGGGGGTCTTTGCACACATCACACACCCGTGATGTTTAGTCCTCTTCGGACAGCCGTTGGAAGTAAGACAAAGCATCTTCTTCCGAATCAGGCTCGACGCGAGATTGCGGAGCGGCTTCACTTGTGGTGTCTTT